AAAGGGGGGTGGTATCTGCTAATCTTAAGACTCGTATCACAGAGAACATTAGTTGCGTGATAGATACTACCCCGAATACAAATCAACAAGGAGATAATTTGACAAAGTAATAAATATAATATATATTATAAGGGCAATCAGGGAGACTTGGTTGCCCTTTTTTGTTTTACAATCAAGGGGGAGTATGTGATTGACTAATCTTCAATGATGTTCAAGCCATACGAGATGTTATGGGTAGTTTTCCAACTATCGTTATCTTGGTGCATACTCCCGAATAAAAATCAACAAGGAGAACAATATGTCAATAATAAAATATGAACCAGTACACATTGGCGACTTCTCTAGCTTTATAGAAAATCTTGTAAGCAAAACTAAATCAAAAAGATTTAGAGCAGGGTTTTTTAAAAAAGATGGAAGTTATAGAGTTGGTAAGTTTGATTTCAAATATCGTAAGACTTGGAAACAAACTGACGGCACAATGTATCAACGTAAAGGTAAAGCTAGGACTACTAAAAGGCAAGACTATCTTTTAGCACACGACCTAGATAAAAAAGCACCTAGAAATATCTCATACCAAAGATTGTTATGGATAAGTGTAGGTAAAAAAATATGGGGTGTCAGTCAATTTAGATTAGCTGATGAGCATATAAGGTTATATGTTTTAAACCCTACAAAGTATAGTCAATTAAAGAACTTACTTATAGGCAACCTAGATGGGAGTGTATTACAATAATGGCTAC